CTTAATCCGTTATTGGATTGGGTTCTCAACGGTGGCAAGATCCAAGCATGGAACGCCATGTTTGAGTACGCCATCTGGAACTGTGTCTGTGTGCCTAAGTACGGCTGGCCGCCATTAAAGCTGGAGCAGTGCATTGACACCATGGCCATCGCCGCGGCCAACAACATCCCCCAGAGCCTTGATGACGCTGGTACCTTTATGGACTCTGAGCACAAAAAAGACGCTATAGGTAAGCGCCTGATTATGAAGCTCTCTAAGCCCAATTCCAAGGGTGAGTTCAATGAGGATCCAGAGTTAATGCAGGAGCTATTTGCCTATTGCGCACAGGACGTACGCACAGAGATGGCCATAGGAAGCGTTTTAAGGCCCCTTAGCGACGTCGAACAGGAAGTCTGGACCCTTACCCAGCGGATCAATTTAAGAGGCGTACCGGTCGATTATGACGAGCTGCACAATGCCGTATGGGCAGTCTGCCGCGCCCAAGATGCCATTGACAACGAATGCCTTGCCTTGACCGGTTGTAAGCCTTCTGAGAGGGCTAAGTTACTGGCTTGGGTAAACGCCCAAGGTGTCAATATGGATGACCTGACCGCCGAGAGCGTCTCAAAAATGCTGCAGTGCAGCATTCCTACGCGCGTAAAAAAAGCGCTGGAGTTACGCCAACAAGGAAGCCAAACTAGCGTGGCTAAGTACGCTAAGATGATGGAGATACAACGAGATGGAAAGATTAGGAATACACTGGTATATCATGGCGCTAGTACTGGTCGTTGGGCATCGCGTGGGGGTCTTAATTTACAAAATATTGCACGCCCCACGATCAGCGATGAGCAAATTGAATTGGCGATACCGAGAGTATTTAATGAAGGAACAGGTAGCATGGGGGAGCTATCCTCTTTGGTACGATCATCAATCGTCGCTCCGAACGGCAAGACCTTCGTTGACGTGGATTTTAGCTCAATTGAAAACCGAGTTGGCGTCTACTTGGCTGGGCAAAAAGACAAAGTAGAACTATTTAGAAAGGGATTAGATGAATATAAAGTGTTTGCTTCAGAAAGCCTTTACCGTGTACCCTACGATGAGGTCACAAAAGATCAGAGACAAGTTAGTAAGTCTGCAGTCCTCGGTGCGATGTTTGGGCAAGGAGCTAAGGGTCTTGTCAAGTATGCTGAAGGAATGGGAGTCAAGCTGTCAGAAGGACAGGCAAAAAATGCAGTAGATAATTACCGAACGTCTTACTCGCGGGTAAAAGAGTTGTGGGCTCAATGCGAGACCGCTGCAATTCTTGCAACACAGAATCCCGGTAACCCGTTTCGTGCGGGTGATAGATTGGTTTTGAAGGTTGCCAAGAATGCATTGTGGATGCAGTTACCCAGCGGACGACTCATTTGCTGGCAGCGGCCACAGCTCGAGCTGCTCACCACACCCTGGGGGAGTCAAAAGACTGGCGTCACTGTCCACAGCCAGAACACTTACACTAGGCAGTGGAGTAGGAACGCTTTGATTGGTAGTTCTATTTTTCAATCCGCTGTACAGGGTACCGCTAGAGATTGTCTTGCCGTGGCTATGCTTAACCTTGAGAAGGCCGGTTACGAGGTGATCAACAGCATCCATGATGAGGTACTACTCCTAGTTGAAGAACAAAACGGGGAGTCCGCATTAGCCGATGTAGTTAAAATTATGACTACACCACCAGCGTGGGCGCCCGATTTTCCTCTTGCTGCGGAGGGATGGTTTGGCAAGCGTTACAGAAAGTAATTAGTCTGTAGCTTTAGTAACGTCAGTTGGGTGAAACAGGATACCCGCATCATCAGTGTGGTATCCTGTGTAGCCTGCATTTTTAATTGCACGCTCTACTTCGTTAAGCATTTTAGGTTGATCAATAATCTCAACACCCTGCTTAGCAAAGTATGGGTCCTTGGCTAACTCTTTAGCTATTTTATAGTATCCAGCGGGATCCTCATGCAAAGGATAGCTTGCCTGTGATACGCCGCTGTACTTAACACTTCCTAGGCCCTGCTCTGGGCGAACATCCGGTCTATCAGTATAAAAATATGAACGTGGTTTAATATCCGGCGCGTCTTGTAGGCGTACACCCTCAGCGCCCTTAATGCCAGTACCATACATAGCAGGCTCTAAGCGTGAGATATTCTCAGCTTTAGAAAAGTGTACAAATGGAATAGACTTAGCAAACTCTAAGGCTTTTTTAACAATTTCACCACCAGCTGCTTTCCCAGGCAAAGGTGTAAAACGCGGTAGGTCTGCCATACCAGCTGCCTCGTTAATTGCCTGTACTTCCTCGTCAGTCAAAATTTTATTGACTTTCATATCACCACCAATAAGCCAGTTACCTTGCATATTAGGACTGGTTTTGTAACGGTAGTGACCACCTTCAGGAATTTGATCAGTGATATGGGCAGTACGTGGGATTATTTTACCAGCTTTATTTAGCTCGGCGCGTTGGTTGGCAATAGTCTGCCAGTCAACATCGTTAGGCATTTCTACCTCAGCCCATACCTCATCAGGACGACGATAGTCTGGTGCTTTTAGAGTAGGATCAGATTTGCCGCCGATGTGTGTCGCAATTGGTAAATCACCTGCGTGCCAACCCGGACGATAGGCTAACTCACCTAGCTTTGATTTTACCTTACCAGAGGCCGCTACAGGGCCCACCTCGGCACTAACCCATTCGTTTAGGGGTACAGGCTTATTAGCATTAACAAACAACGGATAGAGCGTCCCTGGCTCGTTTGGTTTGGTCCTAAATAATTTGTATGCCTTAACAACAGCCTCAGGAACTTTACCACCAGGGGCCATGTGAATCAGGCCACCCTCGGCCTTCATAAAGTCTGGGTTCATCGCCTCGTCTGGATTAAAGTCAGCAAACTTGCCACGGATGTTTTGCGGCTCAAACACGCCAACGTTAGGGACACCACCCTCCATTACATGAAAAGTGTCGTGGCCTGTATCTTGTAGGTGACGGATAAAATCAGCATTTTCTACCGCGGTCCAATCACCCTTTTTTAAATTTTTTGCAAGATTAACACGCTTTGGATATTTTTCAATAAACTCAGAAATAAGTTGTTGACCCTCAGGTGTTTCTGGGTGCCAGTGTTTACCTAAGTTAACACTCACCGGGTACATTGTAGAACCGGATTTAATTTTACCACTGTTGTTCATTGACAAAAATGACTCAGCAAATTCGGGATCTCTAGTAACAAAGGTAGCTTGCGGCGTTGTATACATTGGATCCTTTGCTGATTTACTAGGATCAAACGCATTGATGTTAGGCGATGGGCTGCCGTGGTAAAAGCCACCGGTGAACTGCTCCTTATACGCCTTAGCGCGATCTAGGAACGCTTTGACTTCAGCGATGCTTGGGACCTTTGGCATATTACTTTTCTTCGTCTTCGGGTAACTGTGTTAAACCACTCAATCCGGCAACGCCATACATTGGTTTATCTGCGCGAATAAATCCTTTTAAGATTTCCTCTTTAGGCTGACCAGTAATAAGATGAGTACGCTCAATCATCTCATTAATCTCTTGCATCATTGGCTTACCTGGATAATCTTTAGCACCAGCCCAGGCGATGTCTTGAAAGTTAACAGGATTTACTCCAGCTTTTTCGGCCTCTTTGGCCAATGCGGCTTGGTAAATACCGTAGGCGTTCGGAGGAGGAGACATCATCTTTGGATCCCACAATTGACTCATTTGCTCGTCAAGAGTAGATACATCACGATGGCCTAAAAAGTTAGCAGAAAAATTATGGCGCTTTGGATTAGTTACGGGGATCTGACCAACGTCCGCTAACTTGCGAGCTTGGTCCATATTACCACTGACAAAACGACCACCAATTGGAAAAGGCAAATCCGCAGCCGCAGTAGGAATCTCTTTACCTAAATTCTTTTGATAGTTAGTATACGCAGCCATCATTAAGTTAGAATTAGGATCTGCACCACCAGTGGTAGCTGCCATGGCGTCGGCAAATCTAGCCTTAAACTGTCGACGACCTTCTTCGGGTCCTAATTCTTTTATAAATTCGTTTTCTAATTGGCCCATTGCATACCAATCTTTTGCAGCCGGACGATCCTTGGCTTTTTCAAACGCACCACGTAAACGAGCAAGACTTTCGGGATTATTTGCTAATGCCTCATATTTGGCGATAGTCTCCGCCTTCTTAGGTACGATGTCTGTCTGTGTATAACCAGCCGTTGGGTAGTGCGACGGATCAGCGTAATAGCGTTTTTCAACATCAAAGAATGGCGAATAGTTACCACCCTCAATTTGCTTTTGTGCCTCTTTACGAGCTTTTTGAACAGACAATGCCTCAGGACTTAATTGCTTTTGAAAAAACTCTTTTCCAGTCTTTGCATCAGTTGCCAACATTGGGGCAATTACTTCTGGATAATCTTGTGCAATTTTGTAATTATCATATCCAAATTTTTCCCAAAGTGGTTTAACTAGCTTTTTTGCTACAGTACCTCCAGGAGCATAACCTTGAAGTTTAGCTTTATATTGCTCTAAAAATTTAGGGGCATTGGCACCAACTTTTTGGTGCATAAATTGCTCATGCTCATATTGACGTTGTGCTCGTTCCATAGCTGCTTTTTCTGCAGCCTTTCTAGCATTCCATTCATCAACAGTAGAACCGGCGCCAGCCTCACCAGGAGCCATTAAACTCATTGCTGCTGTCAATGGATTTAGCGGGGCTACTGCTAAAGCCAAACCAGCGGCATCTTCCATAGCAGGAGCATACGCACCTTTACCAACATTCTTTGCAATACCAGCGCCCGTAGGAGCAATGAATGGTGCATTAATTGCTGTCTGAGTCAAAGCATTTGTTAATGCCCCGCCACCAGCCATGTGCACCATACCACCGTCAGCTTTTTGTTCTTCTGGCATTACTTCATCAATACCCTGTGCTGCCCTAGTTACACCAGAACCTAATCCAAGCAACGCGCCTAATGCTTTTAATTTTGGAGTTCTTGCCAGACCATGTAAAACATTACCGCCAGCGATACCTACGTCTGAGGCTGCAGTGCCGTAGTTACCTTGTTCTATTTGTTGCGGTACATCAGCTAACGCAGCACCAGTTACAGCACCACGGCTTGCACCTTTAACAATGTCCATAGGACGTGTAGGTTGATGATCAGCAACAAAACCTTTTAACAGCCCCATTCCTTTTTGAGCGGGTGTCAATGGTGTAGGTTCTGAGGTAGGAGTACTTGCAGAACCCAAAGGCCCTAATTGCATATTAGGATATTTTTTCAATAACCCAGTATCTCTACGAACGCCTCTAGCTGCTTCAGTTTGAGCATCAGCATAATTTGTCCAGTTTGCAACGCTCTGTTCAATAGTTCTACCACGCGGATTGTATGGTGTGCCAGTTTGACTGATTGGAGTACGTGGTGCAGAAGGTGCTTCCGCAGGAGTAATAACATCATGAATAGCACCACGGATAGGATTGGCAACGGCGCCAACTACAGCGCCAGCTCCGGCGGCAACCGCTGGATTTTTATAGCTAGTCTGTGCGGCGGTTGATTCGGCTTCGGCTTTTTTTAATGCATTAACTTGCGTTTCTAATTCAAATACCCGATTAGCCAGCGCTTGAGCTGCTTGGGCATTTCCCGCTTCATGGGCGTTTTTAAACGCTTGTTTGGCATCAGCTAATTGATCTTCTAGTAAGCCGCTCATTATTTTTTAGCCCCTGGATTCAAATATTGTTTTAAATACTCATCAGTTTTGTCTTCGCCTTTAGGGGCTTTGCCACCAGACAAGCCCATGGTGTTTGCCATTTGATTTGTCTTAGCAATATAATCAGCTTCCATTTTCTTGTATTCTTTAGTCTCTTTAAATTTAGTAAAGGACTTATTAGGATTTTTCTCTTCCCAATTTTGGAGTGCATCACCAACTTGCTTATCAAACTCATTACGCGTTTTATTCCAACGTACAAAGTCTTTTAATACAGCAGGTGAGTTAGCAGTACTTCCAGTGACGTGTTCAACAATGCGGCGTTCGTTATCAGACACAGCACCCTGACCCTTGAGGTCACGCTTAGCAATATTTAATTGCATTTGAGCAAAGTCACGGGCAAGGCGTTGAGCTGCATCAATAGTCTTCTGATCACCACCACCGGCGCGAATTGCATCATCCAAATCTTTAAATGATACAGCACCAAAGTTACCGGCCTGAATACCATTTTGTAGGATCTTACCAAACATGGAGACAACACCTGGTTTTTGGAATACACCAACCGCCTTGATACCTTCTGGGGTATTAAGTGTAGATTCAATACGATTAAGCGCGTTACCTGTTTCAATAGATTGTTCGCGAGCATCTAATACTGAAGTACGTTTAATTTCACCTTCTTTAACACGGGAGGCAATAATATCTTGCTGTTCTTTTTGTTGCTGTTCGTATTCAGCGCGAGTTGCTGGAGCTGCAGCCGTTGTGGTTGTAGCCGTTTCTGCAGGAGCGGCAGCTAAATCAACTTTTGGTAAACCCATACGAGTACGTATGTCATTTACATAAGAGCCAACAGTTTTACCAGTTGCATCAGCACGACCAACATTAATAGAACCATCAGCATTAATCGCACCAGGGCCACCAAAGTATTCTGCAGCAACTTTGTTAATGTCTTTACCATGTTTTTTATGCAAGTCATTAAGAATTAAAATACCAGAAGCATAGGCTTGACCAGGGTCATTGAGATCGTAGTCTTTAGGAATAATACCTTTAGATTTGTAGGTATCAAAAGTATCCTTAGTAACTTGCATCGGGCCTTGCGCGCCTTGAATACCTGGCTTGCTGGTATCGGCTTTGCCGGAAGAGCTTTCTTGTGCGTAAAATGGCGTTGACAAGTTTTCCAATGGTACTTCAGTTTTTGGCATTGCTGCTTTTGTGGAAGTATCAGCAGTTGTTGGTGCCAATACTTGAGCTGCAGGAACTTGTTTACCATTAACAACGGCTTTAAGATTTGGCAATTTGTTAAGATATTGCTCGGCCATGGCCTTGGTCATCTGCACATTGCCTTGACCTGGAATATAAATTTCAACTACATCAGCTAACGCTGGAGCATTTGCTTTCTTGATAGATTCATTGCGTTCGGTTTTTAGCCAATCTTGAATGATGGCTTCTTTTTCCGCTGCAGTACCAACGCTATTTAATTGAGCTTGAACCGTTGGTGGTACTGAAACGCCATTGTATGTTAAACCACCGGTTGTAGGAGCTGTGCCACCAGTTGTAGGAGCAGTGCCACCAAAACCAGCTTGTAATCTTTTAGCTTGTTCAGCGGCCTGTGCCTGAGCAGCTCTGTATCCCGCCATTTGAGTGCGGTAGTCCATCATCTCTTTTTCTTCGAGCTGTTTTTGTCTGTCATAAGCAATTAAAGAACTTGGACCTGCTGCTGTTGCCATGCCTCGGCTTAAACCGCCAGCAATTTGAGACAGTGGATTTTCGCGCTCTTCAATAATTTTTTGCATATTCTGCAAAATTGTTTCTGTTTGCGTAGGATCTAATGCAATATTACCTTGCACATTTAAGCCGCCTTTTGTTTGAGGAGCTTTTACGGTAACTTCGCCGCTATCAATAGTTTCTAATGCCATAATTTATCCTATTATTCTTTAGCTACCTGCTGATTCGCCGGTTGTATCATTATAACCACCACCGGTTAAATCTGTTGGAACAGATGCATCAATTGTTGGGGGAGGATTATTTGGATCATATGTAGGACCGGTTGATGGATTACCTTGCGGATCATAATATGTCCCTGTGCCATCGGGATTTTTAATATATTGGCTGCCATCTGGGTTAATTGTTAGTGTTCCACCACCCTGTAAATCATAATTGCCTTGAGGAGATCCAGTTGCACTTGTATCAGAACCGCCGGTTAATGATTTATATAAAGAATTTAAACCTAAACCGCCAGCTAAAGCACCTAATATGCCACCCGAGCCAGTCAATGAACTTAAACCGCCTTTGCCGACTAATGCCTGCAATATCCCGCTTCCACCACTTCCGGTAAGTGTATTTGCTAATGTAGCTGCTTGGCTTAGAGGAGATAATTGTCTTTGACTTGTTACTGTTGTTGGAGCATTGATTGTACCTAACAAAGAAGCTAAGTTTCCAATGTTTTGGAATGGTGCGTTTTGTTGTGCCGTACCAACGTTCATTGCAGCGTTAATACCTTGTTGGCCAACATTGCCTAATTGAGCAGCGCCTTGAACACCAGTTTGTTGGTTAGTCAATGCAGCTTGTAATTGTTGTGCATTAAGATTAGCAAACGCATCGGCCTTAGCTTTATCAACCGCTGTCTGACCACGTAGGCTGCCAAAGTTACCGGAGCCAATATTGGCTCCTTCCACCGGAGCTGTATAGTTTGGTAGTAATTGATTTAATTGATCACGTTGGGCAGCAAACAAACCACCCATAGCTGTACTGGTATTTGGTGTTATTTTACCAGAGGCATCAGTAATCCAAGGATTAGCTGCGCCAGATGAAATTTGTTGCAGTGTTCCCTGTGCTTGGGTAAATGGGTTGGCTGGACCTTGTAGTGTATTAATCGCGCCTTGCGCAGTTGTTTGACCAAGCTGGGGAGCTGCGGCGTATGCTTGGTTACCTTGTGTTACAACATTTTGTTGCGCGGTATCATACCACGCCGGTAGCGTTGTCTGTGTTGTTTGTGAATCAGAAATTAAATTATTTAATCCAGCCATGGTCAGCCTACCTTACGTTTTGCGTCTAATAAATATGCGAGAGGGCCCTTACTTTGGGGCGGTAATTTTTTGGGATCGTGATTTTGTGCATGTTCACGAATTGAAACTAAAAAGCCATCTAATACATGAGCGCCGGCATCATTGCTGCCATTACCTAATTTAGATACTACATCAGCAGGAATAACAAATTCACCATTAGCAAGCATAGCTGGTACACTATCACTGGTACCATCGCCATCACCTTTGACGTAAGTGTTTTCCATTGATTCTAAACCGCCAACACTAAAAAATTCAGGGTTGTGCTCTTCTACATCACCACCGGTTGCATATTGTTTTGGTTGATATCCAGCAAAACGTGCACCCTCAAAATGACCCATTGGTTGAAAAGCGCGGCCATGCATTTGTCTTGCCTGTAGTGTGGGCAACGGGTTGTCAACAATATCACCACCTTCGGCGTAAGAACCAATTAAGCCGCCTTGTGCAGCATTTAGAATTTGTTGAGTGTAATCCGTGGGTACAGGATTAGCTATTTGATTTAATGCTTCTACAAAAGAAGGTTTATGTGCAAACCCAAACTGAGAGCCTTTTGTAAGACCCGGAGTCAAATCTTGAATGGGTATATAATCTGCAGTTGTAGAACCGCCGGTAGCGGCATTTAAAATTTCCTTGGAGTAATCAAACGGCTGATTTGTTGGCACTTGGTTTACCTGCTCTGTAAATGTGGGCTGATTGGCAAATTGAAATGATGACCCTTTTACTAAACCTGGTGTCAAGTCTCGTATAGGGTTAACAGTGGTTAAAGACGGTATGGTGCTAATTATTGGAGTAGCACCACCTCCGGTTCCAGATACTGCCCCGGTTTTTCCTGTTGTAGTAATTCCTGGTGCAATAGCAGGAGTAGCGCCAGTGGGCGTTGGCTTAGTTGGAACAGGAGCCGGAGCAATTGGTACACCAGTTGCTGCAGCAGAATTACTTGTATCCGATGGTTTCACCAACGGTATAGGTGTTTTTAATATTTCACCTTCGCCAGGTCCATTTGTTGCTACTTCGGGCGTTCCCAAAAAGCTAGTCCCGGATAATCCATCTAAAGAATATGTTGGGCTTGTACCTTTAGCGCCTTTTAAACCAGTCATATAATCTTGCCACAATTTATCTAATTGGGTTTGATTAGGATTAATTGCGGCATCAGCGGCTGCTGCTTTATCTGCGGCAGCAATTTCAGCGTCTTGTTGTGCAATCTCTTCTGGAGTTAACGCCGAAGTTGTTATATCTTTTTTAACCAATGGGTTTGTTAAACCAACATCAGTATATTCTTTAGGCGCCTGTTGAACTGTTACATTTGCTGCAGTATTATAATACTGCGGTAAATCTTTAGCGCCAGCCGTAGCTATGTATTGGTCAATCTCTTCAGGAGTAATATTAGTGCCGGTTGATTGTGCAAATTGCTGAACAATCTGTTTAAAACCGTCATCAACCAATTGTGCATTCTTTTGTGCGTCTGTTTTTTCAGTTGGTGTTAAAGTATTATCGTTCTTAATTGCATCTTTAACAGCAGTAACACCCGGCTGAATTAAATTTTGTGATACTAGGTTACCGATAATTTGACCCACGCTATTATTAATAGCCTGTTGTGGGTCTTTGTTATTCAATGCGGCTGTTGTGCCAATACGTGCAACTGTAGAAACAGATCCAGCAACCTTGTTCATAAGGTCTGAATCTAAACTACGCATTATGTTACCTGTGTAATTGCCTACTGCAGTTGACGCCAAGTTATTAGCAATCAACGTAGCAATATCACCTTTACCAGCTGCTGCAGCGGATACTCCGGTTGATATTGAGTTAGTAATTAAATTAGAAATTTGAGCTTGTGTTTGACGTGTTGCCGCTGCAATAGTTTTAATTGTATCCTCACCAACTAAACCATTTGCAATGTCTACTGAGTTAGCTCCAATAGCACCACCGATAGCACCGATTAAAGCTGCCTTACCAACATCACCACCACTAATACCCGCCATCAAAGCTGATGTAGTAGCTCCCAACATTGCTGAACCTAATGTTGCGGCGCCCGCTGCAGTGGAACTACCTAAAACCATACCACCAAGACCCGCGGCCATACCAGTTCCACCGGTTGCAATAGACAACATAATAGCTGGCATTGCGGCATACGCAAAACTTGTAAGGCCGCTTTCTGTAGGTTTTGGGCTTAGTGCTTGAATAGCAACAGTTTGGCCTGATGAATCTACTAAAGGTTTTCCTTTACTATTTAACGCAACTTCTTTTCCTATCAGCGGTACTTTTAAACCGTTAACAGTTACCATACCATTTGCATCCATTTGATTTATCATGGATGTATTAGCGTAAGGTATGTTTCTGTAACCCTTGCTTATCAAAGAAGGATCATTACCGTAGGTAGAAAGCGGTGCCTCGTAGCCAATTATATTTCCGGATCCATCGGCATGAAGAACCGAACCGTCTTTTTGTGTTACAAGAAACACACCACCATCTTGAAAAAACTTATTCTGATCTAAACTATTAACATCAATACCAAATTTTGCTAACGTTGGGGTTTTTGATTGTGTAGCTTGTTGCATAAAAGCCCCCGGATCGGAGGAGGCCTGTTGTACCACGTTTTGTACTTGTTCTTGGCTAGGACCTTTGCCGCTAGAAGCATTATTCTGTGCCTCTTGGCTACTAGCCATAGACTGGGCTAATGAGCCCACATCTGCACCATTGTTAATTGCATCTACAAAGGCTTGGTAACCACTGGCATCGGGCGCACGGCCTAAGATAGCCTCGTACATTTGAGTAACGACAGCACCCGCATCCACAGCTGGTGCAGGTGTTGGCGCATCCTCAAAATAGCCGTTTTCGCCCCAGCCCATTAATTACTCTGAGATTGCTTTTGCTCTAGCAGCCAATGCTTCTTGAACAGCTTTTTCAAAAGCTGGGTCAATGTCAACCTTTTCATGTTTTGCTAAAATAGCCTGCGCAGCAGCTTGCTCGTTGAGGTATTTCATAGTCTGTAATCCGTGCATTTTATTGCTCCTAAGTTAAGATGTTCCTATATACACTAATACGCGCTTTTTAGGTTTTTTGGCCTAATTAATAGCTAGGCCCGTTAATAATTGTTGTTACTTCAAAAGCCCAATCCTGCCAGTTATCAAAATCATCTGGGTCCGGTATTGGATACGATGCAAAGGTAGGAGACTGCGCCACGTTCTTTGCCATTAACTGCCACTCAATTTCTGGGTGATAGGTAATATTTTCTTGGCCATAATAAATTATAAAATTGCCGTTCCAAGATTCCCAGTCCATGTAGTATGGATTTATGGGAAAAAACGGTTCAATACTAGGGGCGCTCATCACCAAACTCGCAAGTAATCAAATTACGACCCATTTCATAATTGCCGTTAATTTCATTAGATTCAAACTTTAACCTAACCAGTCGGTATTCAACACGTAAGTCAATTTTACCAGTATCTTGGTTAAAATAATAAGGTCCAGAATCTTGTTCATTTTGGCCACCAGCAAACTTACGACCTAAAATGGTCAAAGACATATTGCCGCTTTGTAAAAAGTTAGGCTCAACACGACGTAAATGCATACGGCGATTAATACCTTGCTTTGCGTCTTGGCTTGGATTACCAGTTAGCCAGCTAATGTCACTGGTTGTAATGCTGGAATACACAGCATTTTCTGTATTTAAGTTAATCTGGTTTGTACCAAACTCATGCTGCCAAATATTAAAACCACCAGCGACAGGATATACCAAAGTTCCCGCTGCAAGTGCAGAGGTAAAATTTGTGCTGCAAGTTACCAATGTAACGCCAGGGGTTCCAATGGTGGTGTTGTATATATTGGTACTAGAAGTTACAGTATAAGTTGCCTGATAACTATTTGTTGGTTTTAAAGTAAGTGAACTACCGGGACTAAATGTTGGTGTTTGGTTTCCACTGACATAAAACTGGTTTGCAGCAGGAGCAGATTGGCCTGTTGGTGTGGCAATAACTTTAACTGGTATATCAATAATAGGATTGTAATTCCAATCAGCCCAGATCGGTGTTGGGAAAATCTCAGTAGTATATCCACAAGAGCGTTGCGCACCAACTGCAGAACCAGCGTCATACCAAAGTTTATCTTTAACGTTATAGATAATAGCATCGGTACATTCTGTTGCAGTTCCTCTAGGATAAAAAAACCAAATTTCGTTATATCTCGGAACCTTGGTCGCCCATACTTTTTGGCGCTGTTGATAGTTTAAATTGTCAAATAGCCAGTTTACATTTTTATCATTTGATACTACACTAACTTGACCGTTGTACAAATAAAATCTATCAACACCCATCCAGAAATATACACCATCCATCTCAACAATAGCAGATGATGACATAATCGAAATTTGGCTGGAAATAATATCGTATCTCCAATACAACGGAGCTGTGCCAGTGAAGGTGACACGAATTAGACTATCAGTTGCCCAGAATAAACCAGATGGTGAGTTGGTACCACCACGCATGGTCATGCCCTTAACTATTTTGGATGAGGCTACGTTAGTCTGGTTAGCAAAAGCACCATTCCAATCGTAAAAATTCTGAGTGCTATAATTTGTTATACCTAAATTAACATTATTGTTTGCAATAAAACCATTTGATCCATACACAAAAATAAATGGATAAAGTACACAAACACCACCGTCAACGGTAATAGGTTTATATGTTGGGTTTGATCCGGCGCTATCAGATAATCCAGTAAAGTTCCACTGGTCATTTGCATCGGGGGTAATATTACCTACTAAAACTTGACTTACAGCACCGTTATCGATGTTCTGTAAGTTGTATCCTGGGTGGGCAATGATTTGTAGTTGTCCACCCTGGGGGCTAAATTGAGAGTCAAACTGCCACAGTAGTCGATAGGGTCCAGCGGCTGGGTCCGGAGTAAAAATAGAATTGGCTACCCAAGCCTGTGTAGCAGTTCCGCCAAAAGACGGAGAAAAATTTACTACTGTGTTTGTTCCACCATAGGTAGAAGTGGACACTGTATAAATTGTTGGACTAGTTGACTGAGAAAATATAACTTTTGTGCCTGCTGGGAAAATTGTTGTAACATTTCCTACTACAGTAAATGATGTTGTAGTATTAGACGCCACTGGAACATAGGTTGTACCCAACAACATATTAGCTTTAAATGGACCACTTCCTGAACCGTAGTTAATACCAGTGGTAAATACATCAAGCTCATTATAATTACCAGCAAAAATGTAGTTAACACCAGCTGACGGCTGGGAAATCATACCACGGTAAATGCCAGATAAACTTTGAAACAGTGTGCGATATCCACCTATTTTTTTGGCATCGCCACGTTGAAAACGACACCACACACCGTCAGTAAACTCATCGGCTTGAAACACAGTACCATCGCGCTTAATTCCTGGCGGTATTGCCAGAGAATAAATAGATGTAAACTGTGAAGTATCTTGTTGTGCGTTATCCGCAGCCATTAGAACGTTCCACCACTAATCGATGTTGCAGTAAGACGACCGTTAACAGTAACCAATGGTTGAGATAAATTAGAATTATCTAATTTCATAATTTGAACGCCGTTACCCGTTAATCCCAAAATACTTGTGCCCACTAAATACATACCAGTGTTAGTATCCGCACTAAAAGAAAAAGACGGAACTGATGCGGAGCCATTGGTTGCATAAAAAATACCAGTGGATGCTTGTGTTAAAGAGTAAAGATTTGTGCCGTCACTCAATACGGTCAAAATAGTACCCGCGGTTAATACCAACGCTGGAGAACTACTACCTTGGTTTTGGAAAGTAATGTTGTAGTTAGTATGCGAAGTATTGTTAGACAATACGTACAGCTGTGTAATGGCAGGTAACGTAACATTTAGCGTAGTTGATCTTGTGCCAGACTGTGCAATATAAGTCTGAATAATTGGTGCAAAAGATGTTAAGTTAAGGGAAGTACCCGGAATAGCATCTACGTCATATGTTGCTGCTGTAAAAGTAATATTAGAAGGTGCTGTAAAACCAACCGTATAAAAATTAGAAGTTGATGAATCATAGAAAATAAATCCGGAGTCACCTGGGTTTGTGGTAATTGTAGCCAATCCATTTAACAGTGCTGGTGACGTTGGGTTAATAATTAACGCACCAGTACCGTTATTTCTAAAACCAATAAACCAACCGGTTGATAAAGAAGAAGCAACTGGTAATGTAATTGTTCCAGAACCACCAATCCATACAAACGTAGCTGCGCGGCTAGAGTCGTTAATTGTTGGCGCAGAGGTAATATCTACAATGTTTTGTGTTGTAGCTAATTTTCCACTAACTGTAGTTAATCCTGATCCAGCTAATGATGCAGCATCCGCAACAGATGTGCCTGCTGCAAAAGTAACATTATTCCAAGTGCCTGCGGTAGTTGCATTATCAGTAAGGTACACATACTTAGATATACCAACGGGTACGGTAAATGAATTTAATCCGGCGCTATCTGTGATAGTAAATGGATTAGCACCAAGGTTGCGGAACAAAATATCAGAACCAACAGAACCTTGACTGCCAGGAGGCAAAGCAATAGATAATCCTGTAGTGGTGGCAACGCAATCAATAATACGAGCAGCAGGAACTTGCTGACCATTGACCGTGGCGGGCCAATACAATGTCTGGTTTGTATTAAAAGATAATGCATAGTATGATACATCTGTTGGGGTAACAACAGTACCAGTAAAAGGCGATGTATAGACCGGAGTAGTCATGTTTTAAGGTTCCTGAATCGTTGTGTTACGGTCGATACGACGCGAGTTATCTTCTTTTTTGAGCGCTGTAATCGCGTCTGTATAATATTGTTTCCATACTGGCAACTTATCAAGTGCTTTTAAATAGCCTTGTGCTTGTAGGAGCGTACCAAATAGCATAGCCTGTGGAGCAATGGCTGTCCAAAGATTTTGTTGATTAGAAGCATCTAAAGGTTGGATTTCCGCATAATAAATAATTTCAACCGGATACGCTTGATTTGGAGCTGGCGCAAAGTTCCAGTTGCTGTAATCATAATCGGCGTAATACAGCGGTAGACCACCGGAAGATTCCGATAAGTACTGTGCTACATAATCTTGGCTTCTAAGTAAAACAGGTGCGCCATTAACTTTCATACTAACGGTTTTACGCCAACGTGATGGTTTGTTCAATACCGTCTGATTTTGTGCAAGGTTTGTCTCAACAACAATCAGTTGAAGATAGGTTTTTAACTCGGCGGCGATAGACGATTCAGCTAACGCAATCAGGTTTGGAATCTGCGCAATAAAGTCTGCGTCTGTTCGCTCCATATATTGCTGGACATTTAAAACCAGCGAATTGTAGGTCATTATAACGCTCATCGTGTATAGTAACTTATATTGGGTTGGAAGTAAATTGGGGATTTATCGCGCTCTTCATTGTTTGCCTGCATGAAGTATTTATCAGCGAGTGCCTCTAAATATTGGATACGCGTTTGATCCACGCCAGGTAATTGCAATGCCATGCGATGAGACAAAGACGCTTGAACTGAATTAATCCAACGATCTGGAATGTAAATTTGATTGGTTAACGAACCCACATCTTCCATTTGTTTTTCAACTAACAACTGAAACATTTGAAAATCGTTGTTGGGCACGGGCCACAAATATATTGAAGGCTCAATGGTACGGTCAAACCAATACTGCAATGAGCGAACCGATGGAAATTGTTTATTTGGCAGGTTCCAGTAATCGTCACGGTTTAGGCGTGCTAATGGAATAACTTGCTGACTGGTGGAGAACACAATCTGGCGAATAGAGAATGTAGTTGCTACAGTCTCGCGCAGACGATAATATTTATAAGGAGGAGTAATGGATATATTAAAATAGGCCCATTGTTTATCTGATAATGTGGTTGCTGGGAACTGTTGGATTGTTTTCCAAGTAATACCATCATTACTAACTTCGTATGCAAAGTTATAGGTAGTAGTACCACCACCTGTTGCATAGCCATTAAAGCCAACATAAAATACTGGTTGAGAAGCCTGATACTTTAATCCAAAATAATTAGCACCGACAGTAGAGGTCGATACCAATTCTAAGTTTTGATTAAATACAGCTGGTGAGCTTGGATTACTGATTGGCAAATACTCGGCAGCTGCTGAGTTAATAATATAAACCCAGTTTGCTTCACGCACATCAATTGTTGTTTTTGGCAACACTAATTGTTGCTGAGCTGTAAGAGCACCGTATAGTTGGTTTTCTAAAAGCCAAAGATTAACACCTAAATTAGATAGGTTTTGTAAATTGTAAAACAATGCCTGTTTGGCTGCCGCAATATACTCGGGCGTCATTTCCTCTGCTGTCTTACCAGCATCACGAAACGCAAAAGAAATCAGTTGGTCAACATTGACCGTGGTCTGACCAGTGGTGTTTGAATACGCCATTTAACGTCCTCGGCCAGCGGCTCGCTTAGGTACTTTGTTTGGTAGTTTGTTTGAGGCTGGGCCTGCTTTTACAAACTCTTTGCCTACCTTTTTAGGAATGCCTAGAGTTGATTTGCCGGCTGCAGCGGCGTACATAGCGCCTTGCTGTGCTTTAGATTTGATTGGCATATTAGCAAGCCTTTTTGACTTTACCGCCGCGTTTTTGTGCGGGAATGGTTGATCCAGCGGGTGCTCCAACGTTAGTTGGTGCTGGTGTTGGATTCATACCACCTTGGTTTACAAACTGAGACTGCTGTGCTGGCCCTAAGTAATTCATAGCATTACGGGCACGGGCAGCCATACGCTGACGCTCAATTTCATTTACTTTACCTGGAAGAGCATTAAGAAGGGCAGCTTGTTCCGCGCCGGTTGAACCACCAACAGCCATTTTGCGTACAGACCTGCCACCACAATACTTATCCGGGCCTTTAGCACCAGATGGGGCTGCTGCAGCTTTGTTTGATTGCTTGCTCTTGATGTACGGGTCTTTGTGTCCAGATGGCTTGCTTTTTTCTTTAGCTACATCAGAACCGACAAACGACGGCTTAATCGCAGCCTTAGATGGGGCAGCTGCTTTACCTGGTTTGATGTCTTTAGTTTTTTGAATATTATCCAAATCACCAGAAGATTTTTTGGCTTCGTAAACGTTGGTTACAGAACCACCGGCTTTGTATTTTTTAACTGTGCCGCAATCTTTTTTAGCACGGCCACCTTTGCGCAATTTAGAAAGGTTTGTGTGTTCACCTTTATGCTCTTGCTCATCATGGATTTTAAATGCTTTTTTGATAATCTTTTTATCTTGGGCAATGTCAGAAGACACTTCTTCTTTGTGTTGCTTGCGGGTCTCATACTTTACTGAGCCGCCTTCTTTAAAGCATTGCATTTTGGGGTTAGATTTAAAGCCGTCCATGGTATTTCCTCGAGGTTTATTGGTTAAATGGGTGATCAATCCCTACATCTACTAATACGCTAAATTGAGCATTTACGCCCTTAAAAACAAGTCTCTTTCGCGCTCTCTGCGTTTTTGGAGGACAGCTGGCCTATTCCACATGAGGATGGCATCTGCTGCGCCTTTGAGGTCGTTTTCATTGATTTTACGAACCACGGTAGAGTTCTTAAAAGCAGTAGGGCCAATATTGAAGCATAGGCTGTATAGGGCGTCATATTGGTTCTGGTTAAGTGGTACCTTCACCGCAGCCTCTACGGCCTCGCTACACCGCTTTAAATCGCTTTTAAGCAGGTTTTTAATCTGTTCGTCTGTTAATACTGTGTTAACTAGGTGGGGTTCATCTGCGCGGATTAAATGGCCCACGCCTATAGTTAATAGTCCCTTAGAGTCGTGGTACGCCTTATTGCGGGCACCTTCTTCTTTGGTGATAAAAGATAATGTGGATTCTGCAATTGCCATGATATTTTCTTCGATATGGGTAAACTTATTGGTTAAGTGAATGACCGCAAAGATGCCCAATAGCCATAAGGCTATAACTACAAACCGATTCATAGTTTTCTCCTTTTTAGGGGATTATAGACTATTTGGCGTTAAATATGCCAACCTGTTCAGCCAGCCAACCTTGTAGGCTAACGAGCTGCTGGGTAGTCACTGCACACTTTTCAATAAAGGCAGGGTCGGAGGGGGTGCCATCAAGGCTGCCGGAGGTGTTGGGAACTGTGCCTGCTTGGTTGGTACTGGGGAGGCGCATCCCACCATAAGTATGCTTAATAAGAGCGAGGCGATTTTCATAGTCGTTTTTTACCTTTTCGTTAACTTGTGCTGCTTCTTTAGCTTTAGACTCATTTTGGAGTTCTTGCTCTTTGGCGGCAAGTTCTTGTTTAGCCACATAGGCGTCGTACTTGGCTGATTCATATTTGCCATAGCCTAAGCCACCGAGGGCGGCTACAGATAGGGCAATCATAATGTAAGATGATATGGGTAGTGGGAACATTATATTAAACTATTACCTTTGCTTTGATTAGAAAAAACGCTTAGTATTTGCAAATTCCAAGGCACATGCCAACCGCATACATTTTCGTTATTTAATGGAATAATGTGATCAACATGTTGTTTCCACGGAAACACTTTTTCCAATTCTTTTGCCATCTTATAAAATTCAACTATTTCTTGGCGTTGCTCTTTTGTCAACCAATTAGGCGTTGCTTGCAATTTAATTGCTCTTCTTTTTGCCTGTAAAGCATTGTATTCAGCGCGGTTGTTTTCTCTCCAACTTTTAGACTGTTCTGCTTTTTTATCTTTATTGGTTTTTCTCCATTGAGCAGATGCTTTTTTTACTTTTTCTGGATTATCTTCTCGCCATTTTTTTAAACGAATGCGCTCTTGTTCTCTATTCTTTTCCGAATAGGCTTTTTTACAAGCCGCGTTTTTAGCTGGGTCTTTATATGGCATTTACTCTTTATCCGCCTCACCCGGCTCAGTCCTCGACTTCATGGCCACAGCAGCGCCACTGGCGCCAGTGACAATACCAAGGGCTTCAGCAAACTCACGTAGATTGATATTGGTGTGCATTACCTCATATACAGCCAAAGATATAACAGCAATAAACCCAAGCAGCCAAGTAACACGGCCAATGTCATAAGTAACATTATCTTTTCCTGTAAGAAGTTGTTTTAGTACGTCTTTCACTTGCGTATCTGATCTAGCTTATCTTCGATTCTATGAACGGCTTTAAGCACTTCTTCCCAGCGATCTGAGAAGTCGTCCTTGTGCATATAGTTCTCGGCCAAGTGGGTGCGAAGATCATGCAAGTCAATCTTGAGCGACTGAACCGCTGTCCAAAGCTCCTTTAAAAACCATCCAATTGCCACAAAAACTAGTGGCAGTATCATGTTAAAAAATTCTTGAAAGTTCATAGTTTATGCTGTGTAAATACTGCTTGAGTTAAAATTATATTACTATTATTTGTTACCCCAATACATCTTTAAATATTAATAATTTTTTATAAGAGTTGTTGGGTCATGTTTATTTTGATAAAGGTCTACAACTTCACCATCAATGTCTCTTAATGCAAACACACAGTACCAATTAACATCATCAGTAACTGCAATTAATTTGTGTTTGTGTTCTTTTTTAATGATGATAAAAGTGGGGGCCACAAACTCTTTTGGCTCATAGCCCTCTACTTCTATCCTAGCAGTTCCGTTTGTTAGTAAACTTACATGGTCAAACTGATGTTCATGAGTATCTACAACATCACCAGCTTTTTCTAATTTATGCTGGCGAACCCATACATTTCCAAAAAAGCCCATTTCATAAGTTTGAGATGTCATGGAATAGTTACAATTGGGGTTGCTGTTGGTGATAATAACCAAGACTTAGTTGCCTCATCCCAATACCAGGGACCGCCTGTTGTTGGCATAGGGCCTGGAGGTGTTGGAGCTTCCCACAAAAATGTAGAAGTATTTAACACCCAAGACGGATATGGCTGTGGTGCATAGAACACACCAACATAATCACCAACTGTATAGCTAGTGTCGTATGTATATCCGATGCCAGGATAGTTAGCACGAATCGGTGTACCGCCGTCTGGGGTCATTGGCTCTGCAGGAGGAGATGGAGCATAATGTACGTTACCATAGGTATTGTAGTCGCCCTGTATCCAAGTTGCAGGATCCCCCCAGTTACCCATAGCAATTTCATCTGACGTAATCCGAATCACATCGGTTACATCAAACTTAGTCGCATCTGAAGTTGGTTGAATTTTTGCAAAGTAAGGCATTTATTTTTCCGTTAAGCTGTATACGTACCGCTAGATGTAAATTTAAGAATGGTGTTTGGTCCGGAAGTTGTAACTGTAGGTGAGCCAGTATATGTTCCAAGGCTACCCGTAGGTACTGATAATATAACAACACCTGATCCACCAGAAGCAACAGCACCACCGCCGCCACCGCCAGAGTTGATTCCGCCATTGCCACCAATCCCGTTAGATGCGGCTCCATTACCACCGCCGCCAGCGCCGCCAGAACCAGGGTTTCCGTTTCCTGCTCCGGTGGCTCCCCCATTACCACCACCACCTCCAGCGTAGGTTACACTTGCGCCTGTAATTGAAGAAGCTAAACCTGCGCCACCATTACCAGCGGGACCGTATGGAGCAGCATTTCCTCCAATTGCACCGGCTCCACCACCTCCGCCTCCACCACCACAACTACGAGGAGAAGCCGCGTAACCACCGCTACCGCCAGAATTGCCTTGCCCTCCGGTGCCAGCGCCTCCGCCTCCAGCGGGACTGAAAGCACCACCACCACCACCGCCACCAGATCCGCCCGAGCCACCAGCACCGCTTTCTCCACCGCCTTGCCCACCACCAATTGCAGTAACTGTAGTTAATCCAGTTCCAGAAATGGAAGAACTAGAGCCTTGAGCAGAAGTAGATCCCCCACCACCAACTGTAATTGTGTAAACAGTACCGGGTGTTGCGGTATATGTAGAAGTTAGTAAACCACCACCACCGCCGCCTCCAGCGGTTCCTTGGTTTTGTGGTGCAGCACCACCGCCCCCAGCAATATTTAGGTAAGTAATTGTATAGGGACCTTTGCCACCCCCAAAAAGCCCGAAAGCTCTTGAGCTTGCTGCTCCAATTATTGATGGTCTAGGCATTATTTAAACTGTGACTGAGATGCCAATACGGTATATGTCGCAGAGGCTGTTTTAATAATAACAAAATTGTAAATATCTATTGAGCTGATGTTACCGCTAGTTGGCGCTGTACCACCTTGCCATTTTGGTGTAACGCTAGTACCATCAATTGTAAATGCTGTTGGGTAATATGCGGTTGTGCTGTTAGTCACCATTAAGGTCAAGGAAATAGCATCGTTAGTTGCCATCGCGGTGTTCAAGCTGGTACCAGAACTAAATGCAAAGTTGAGCGTCCAGTTGGTTGTTGTGTTGCTTGTAAGATACTGTACCGCGCCAGTGTTAACATAAAAGTTTGTTGTTGCTGTTGGTGCTGTCGCACTTACGGATGCTGACTCAGCAATATTAAGAACTTTAAGCGCCTCAGTAGCTGATGTGCCGTTAAAAGTTTGGGTTGCTGTAAATGTAGTTGCTGTACTTGGCGCCACATAGTCAGTACCGGCTGTTGCTGCGCTAATTGCGGTACCGTTTCCTTTAACTACACCAGTTACGGATGTTGCTAAAGTAAGCGCTGGGGTTGCACCACCACTAGATGTTCCTGTAAATCCATTTGCAGATACGACTGATATTGCAGTAACTGTGCCAGATGTGGCAGAGGCCCATGTTGGCACACCACCGGCAAGCGTTAATACATAGCCATTGGTTCCTGCTGCCAAAAAGGTTGTTGCCCCACTACCAGTTTGATAAGGTAAAGAACCATTAGCACCACCAACAAGGTTGGTTGATGAACCAACCGATAATGTTGATTGAGCAACATACTGAGGGGCAGATGCGCCAGCGGTTAGAACATAGTTTGTCGCACCAATAGTTAATTTTGATAATGCTGTACCGGAGGAATAATAAAGCAAATCGCCGGCAGAGTAAGAAGCTAGACCAGTACCGCCGTTAGTTGTAAGCAACGTACCAGCGAGGGTAATTGCGCCTGAAGTGGCTGTGTTTGGTGTAAAACCCGTGGTGCCTGCTGAGAAGGTGGTTACCGGCGCTACCGTTGCAGATGACGCTAGTAGGGTAACTACCCCAGAGCTGTTTTTAAAATACAGCTTACCATCTGCGGTGTTGATCGCCAACTCACCAGCGCTAAGGTTTCCAGCTGTCGGTATATTGGTGGCCGTGGAGCTGGAGTATAGTTGTATCGGTGTGTAGCCGGATTGTGCCATGATGTTTCCTTAAATTAAGCGTCTTCTGCGCCTTGGTATTCAGCAAAAGTCTTGAGCACTTCATAGATTGCTGGAATAATATCGCCATGTAAGTCAGCAATAGCAATGTAATGTGCGTTTTCTTTTACTGTAGCGAGGTTACCCTGACGAGCATCTTCGTTAAAGTAGATGGCTACTTGGACTTGGATGTTGTCTTTTGTGCCAAAGAAGTTAGTAATACGAGCGTATGCCTCTGGGGCTGGTACGCCAAACTGGGTTGATGCTAGGTTAAGTTTTAATGCCATGATGTTACTCCTTTTGTTAATAAGTCATTTCAGTTGTGCGGATTTGGCAAACTGTTCTGATTGTTGTTGATGCTTGTCCAGTAAAAGTAACTTTTAAACCACCGTTGGTAGTATCTGCCGCTAATGCTATTGACCATGTTGCTGCGCCAGCATCAGCATAAAGGGAAGTTACTGTAGAGCCTACAAGGGTTGTAGTTCCTACTCCAGAACCACGCTTAATTAAACCTGATATTTCCCAACCTTTAGAATCTCCACCGCCAGTTACTCCTGATACAACTTCGCCTTTAAAGTAATAAGCAGAGTTATTAGGTAGGATGATTTGGTTTGTTCCACTTGCGGCTGATGTATCGCTTGTAAGAACTGTAGCGGTTGCATCTGTTGTTTGTCTTGCAAGAACTAATAATCCAG